CCCAACGAGTAAATGTCGATCTTGTTGGTAAAATCCCTTACTCCATCATCCAAGTTCTTTTTGGTCAACCCATGTTCTTTGGAAAACCTGGTATAGAATGCTTTCAATGCAGCATCATGGTTCGCCGTGAAATCGATGTATCCACTCAAGTTGTTCAAAAAGGTAGATTTGAACTTGTCATAAGAACATTTGTTTTTACCTGTTTTTATGATCGTATACAACTTGAACTCTGGAGGGTAGTATGGGTAATCATATTCCAAAAAGAACAAACTGTCATATGTGAACACACTTTGCACGTCTTTCAACAATCCAAAATCTATCAAAACCATGCGCTTGCCATTGAACAGAATATTCCCTGGTTTGATATCCAAATGACAATACCCAGCGTTCAACAGTTTTTGTATGCCTTGAATCAAAGGCCTCAACGCTTTGAATGCCTTTACAAACGCCCTATGGCGCTTGTTGGGTTCATTGTGAGCATAGCTCTTCACGTACGCATTCAAGTCCTTTCCACCCTTCTCATATATAAGTTGCGTATAAACGCGACGAGGCAACTTCTCAAACTCGCATTGTTTAGGAATATACCTGTTGACCACACACTTGCGTAACAAAGGCAAGGTGAAGTCGGATGTGGTGTCAATTGCTTCGATAATTCTTTGCTTTTCATATTCTTCGTCTGCAAGATCGACATACTCGAATAATTTACCGACTGATTTCTTGTAAGATGCATCATCCTTCGACGCGTTCTCTATACATCTCACTGGCGGACCCGTCACGCACCCATATGTTCCCGATGCGATATATCCACTGCCCTTCATGTTGGCTTTTATATCATATTATTATATATTTTAGAGCGCATGACCAAGAGAAGCCGCAATAAATATAAAGTAGATGTGTTTAAAAAATTGTCTCTCGAAGACGTGCCACATATGCCTTCCGATATGGTGGAGAAAATATTGTCGATGACAGACGTAAAGACACAAGCAAAATGCAAACAAATCGACAAAGCTACTTACGCGTTCATAGGCGATGTCCGTCCTGAGCATATAATACACCAAACATACTTCGTCGATCTAATGAATGAGCTTTGTGGACACTGGAATTACTACTATTTTAACCTGAGAGTGTCTTCATTGTACCATCATATAATTATCTCACATGAAGAACACGACAAGGTTTTCATGCACATCATCAAAAAAGGGTATGGGCAACGCCCTCTCATTCGCTCGTTTCCAAGACTACATGCAGCTAAGAATATGGCTGAGCTGTTCAAAAAAGGTACGGTGTTCAAGGGAACAGAACGGGCATCACAAGAGCTTTATCAAGAAATATTTGCCGCAATCAAAACCATATCCTTGTCTTGCGGCAAAGTTGAACCTGCTGCTTATACCGCTTGGAAGAGTGCTTTATAGTTTATCCATCCATTGAACTGCTTGTAAAGTTTGCGTATTATCAAATTTCATAGAAGACAAATCGTCATAAACTTTAGCAACATAATGTCGTTTTTCTTCATCGATGATGATGTTGGATATTATATCGAATACATGAAGTACGTCTTCGACTCCAAAATTGATATCGTATCCATAAATGTCTACAGAGGTGTTCGAGTTACTATTTGATGAAGTGTTTTTCTCCACACGGTGAGAACGTCCGAAATCTATGAAAACGGGTTGAACACCTAACGTGTCAACAGTTATGTTTGTCTTTCCAAATGCGTACGTCAATGTTTCAGAAGCATGTTGTTTTGATATTAGTATATTTCCCCTATGTAAATCTCCATGAACGATGCGGTAGTTGAAGTAAATATGAAGTAAACCAAAACATATTTGTTTCAAAATGCTCTTCAAGATGGAGAGTGATACTCTATTTCCATTCAAGTATTCTTCAAGATCTCCTTTATGAATGTATTCCATAATCAAAAAATGGAGATCATCGGAACCATCGGTACTTATACTTGTGGGCAAGTTGATGTTGCTCTCCCATTTAACATGCGAATCCTTACAACTGACATCGCATATATATTTCACGATATTATGTGTTTTTTTCTGAGTAAAAAATCTCAGCATTGATTTTTCTTTCCTCAACATAATGTCTCTTTCTCGGAACACTTTGATGATGACTGTCTTACCTTGCATGTTCGCAAGTGCTACATGTCCAAATATATCTGACGACTCGGGCAACTTGAGAGTTTTGTTTACAGTCAACCAACCATCGGGGCGTACATTTTTGTTGGCATGACAATATGCCTTGTATGTTGCTACATTCGACAACCGACCACCTTTTTGTTTTTTCAAGTATTTCAGTAGAAACAACATATATGTTACAAGAGGCACATACGCTTATAAAGTGATCCGTGAAAACTATCTAAAAAAATGAAGTGACTAAAGTACATAATAGATCTTCAGCAGTAACATGGAGTTTTACATCGCAAGAGAGCTTTTCCAAATGATGACCCGAAACGAAGAACGCAATGAAGATGATAGGTACGTTTTTGTAGATGCCCAAGGAACTGCGAATGCGCGAGCCAGACAGCTTGGTGAATACCTTTACGAAGAGGGTGGCGACAGGCTCATGACCGATGTTATGAGCATACTCCAAGACAAGGTCTCGACCGTCGGCAAAGGGTGGATGACTATTGACCTGCGTCAGCTAGAATTCTGTTGGAATGGTATTGGTGAATGGATGGCATAAAATCAGGTGTTAACCCTGATCATGAGAAAAAAGATCAGTGAGATATTCGTTCCCGGTGAGGCTTGAACTCACGACCTCTCGATTGCAATGAGCAACATTTCGCTGCACCTAACAGTCGAGCTCTCTACCTACTGAGATACAGGAACATCTACTCTATCTTACATATAAAATCACCAGATTAAACGCGGCAAACGCATAAGAAAATTGTGTTGTTCCCCAACACTGATCTTTTTATCATTCAAATAAGTATATAGTATCATGGGAAACCTATGTTCATCCCCTTCCGCAAACACAATCACGCTGCGGCAATGGTTGGTGAAGATTTACACACCACAAATCACAACACAATTGGCTAGCTGGAAAACTACGTCATCTTGTATGGCAAAGGATGTCGCATCTGGAAAAGAATACTACATCTACCACATACGCAAAGGCGACTTTGATGACATCGCTGAGCCTGGACATATTTGCTACACTGCCGATTTACATGCAAATCTAATGATGAGGTTTTACAAACTGTGTCAAAAACGTTTGAATACGTCGCATTTTAATGATGCCATGTTTGATTACGCGTCGTTAGTGCTGTGTTTTAGAGAGAGCATTCCCATAATGATCGACAATGCCGACATAACAGACGATGAGATTTTGGGCAACATCATTGGGTTTAGTTTATGTAATGTGACGACTGAAGAGCAGATGGGTTTGTCCCGTGATAGTGGTCAAAATGTCTTGGAAATTGACACCGTATGTTCTAATTGTAAGCAAGGCACAAAAATAATGACGACGCTCATGCAGCTTCCCACCGCTCAACAATCGGCTCTGTTTGGGAACACATATACAAAAGTCGCTTTGACTGCTCTCGAAAGCGCAGCGACGTTTTATGAAAAACTTGGGTTTTCTACAATTTCTCAATCGGAGGACACCGACACTCGTGTAATGATGAAAGACCTCATGAGTGGTGGGAACATATACACCACGCGCAATGGTAGAAGGTACAAGGTACACACTGGCGTACGCGGCGGTTCGTATATTGTCGTGAAGGGCAAAAAAGTGTATGTTTAGGAATTGAGCGATTTTATCGTCCATGTGAGGTACGCAGCAAACGAAATCCAGAGCAGATAAGGCACCATGGCGATGCTTGCCCTCCGATCTATGTAAAGACCCGTGATGATCAACAACGCCAAAAGACCGATCATAACCAATACCATGTAAAAGGCCACCGTGTATTCGTGATTACCAAAGAATACCGGTGACCAGCTCACGTTGATGATCAGTTGCATGACATATACTGCTATCCATATACTCGAGAGAATCGGATACTTGTTTCGTGAGGTCCACACCAAGTACGAAGCCAATCCCATGCATATGTACAACGACGTCCAAACAGGTCCAAATACGCTGCTGGGCGGTTGCCACGAAGGAATTCGTATAGACGACAGCGACTTTGTGACATCATAAGGGTACAGTTTTGATGACGCAACAATCAGTATAAATGGTAAAGCAAGACACGCCGCGAGAGTTGTTGGTTCGCTCATTACCTACCCTATATTTATACATTGTTGCATTATTTCAATGTCATTTATATAATGCGTATATGTCATGTCAGTTTCAAGCGTTATGTTGCTATGAACTTTGTGGAGCACATGTAAGAAAACTATATAAGGATATGTTACAATCATAGTTCAGTAAGGAGAGAAGTATTCGATCTCTTCATTACAAGAACCCGAATGGTTTGAAAAAAACTATATAAGGTTAAGACGTTTTGTAGATATGTGAGATAAATGGTTATTTTTCTCATGTAAAGTGATAGCGTATTCAAGCGGTTAACGATTCGACATTCAAGGTGTCGCCCCTCACGGGTTCGCGGGTTCGAATCCCGTCGCTATCACTGTACATGATTTGGTGTGTCAAACTTATTATATTGAAAATTTTCTTCATCTTGTTGTAGAAAGTTTCTTGTGGAAGGAAATAGCTTTTCTTGTAAAGAGATAGCATATTTAAACGGACGTGATGTTTTTTTTTATTTTGAAGGGGAAGAATGACGGAGCGGTTGATCGTGCTCGGCTTAAGCCCGAGTGGACTTATGTCCCACCTGGGTTCGAATCCCAGTTCTTCCACCTACAAATTATGATGAATTGTGATGTAATTATGATGAACCACCTGTAATTATGATGAATTTGCTGTTAGTAAAACGATGACATCATTTTTGTTAATTGTTGAATAATCGTACAAGAACTCATATTGCCAATTATGCGAATGTCCAATGCGAATGTCCAATGCGAATGTCCAATGCGATCCAATGTCCAATGCGAATGTCCAATGCGAATGTCCAATGTCCAATGCGAATGTCCACTCATATTGCCAATTATGCGAATGTGATACTGATTTATGCTGTTTCTTAGCATTCCAAAACCCGTCTTCAAAGAAGGTGAAAATGCGCCAATCAATGCGATAATTGCTCCATTGACACGAAGACAACAAATCTCGAAAATTCTTTTATCGCAGATATGTAACCAAAGCAAGAGCATCCATTGCGCGACATCTTATCGCCATCGCGCCTTGTGTCATCCCATATTGACCTTTGGTGTCTGAAATTACGTTTGCAAGTCCCGTTTCACCAAATACAACTTTTGGCACCCCAAACATAGGCGCTTTGTACTTTTTGTCCTTCGTAAAGTCGTTCGTCCACATGTACCGTACACCTGCTTGCGGAGTAGAGTGGATCAATACCTTTTTGTATCCGATCGCTTCCTCGGGATGCGTCTTGATCCACTCTTCGTCTGTTACCCAATCTTTGCGAGTTTCATAAGCAGTCGCATGGAATACCACCTCACACTTCTTTTCAGTGCTCGTTGCCAACAGTTTGAAGACCTCGTCAAAGTTGTAATTAGGCAACCAAGGAGGCAACCTATGTAGGCGTGCAGTCCCACCATGTCGCCCGATTGTATGCTTTTAAACG